GACAATGACGATTACATGAAGATGTTCTACAATGCTGAGGACTATGGATTGAAATCGTTGTTTATTCCTGCATCTAAAGTCTATCACGGATTCTTTGATTACAAGACTGGTATCTCCGATATGGAAGGTGCTGAAAAAGCAATCTTGAGTCGTCGTAAAAAACGTAAGAAATCTGGTGATAAAGAAAGCTACTTCTCATTCCTGCAGGAGATGCCGTTAAAACCAGAAGACGCTTTCATTCAGCTTGGTAACAGTCCGTTTGATGTTGAGAAGATCATGAACCGAAAGGCTCAGATTCTCGGAAACAAAGAGATTTCAGGTGTTGTTCGTAGAGGAACACTGAAATGGCCAAAAGACAAAGCTGGAAAGGATATCTTTGGAGGTAATCCTATTTGGGTTCCTGATCCTAGCGGTCCTATTGAAGTTGTAGAACCACCTTTACCAAACTTACGATTTGCTGATGTTTCAGCTGTGGATCCATATCATATTGATGATGAACTGGAAGACGGTAAGATTGATCGTGATTCGAAAGGATGTATGGTTGTTTACCGTAGGTTTGTAAGTATGAATACTCCGGGCGAAATGCCTATCTGTATATACCGAGATAGACCTTATTCAAAGAGTGATTTCTATGAAATGTGTCTTAAAATTGCGATTTTTTACAACACACAAATCCTGGTCGAGTACAATGACGATGGTTTTTTGAAGTTCTTTTTAGAGAAAAGGATGGGACGTTATTTGAAAGAGCGTCCGCAATCAGCTGATGCTCCTTACAGTAAAGTATCTAACCGTTATGGTATTCACATGAAGGTTTACCAGAAGAAGTTGGCAGTTGAACTGATTGATGAATACATCAAGAAGCATTGCGATGATATCTACTTCTTGAGTCTTTTAGATGAACTTCAAGTATTCGGAAAGAAAAACACGGATATTGTGATGGCCTTTGGCATGGCGCTAATCCATGATATGGATAGTGTCGCTATACGCACGAGAGAAGATGAAGAGGCTAACAACAATTTCGCGGTAACCACACTGGTACGTGGTGATGATGGTAATCTGAAGTTGGTTTCACCGGATGAGACACCAAGGTCAACAGTAAGGATCGGACAGGGTAATAGAAAACTTCCTAATTTTGGAGCGTATGGCAGCAGTTAGTTACTTCCCAACCCAGAACATCCCCGACAGCAAAAAGAACATTGCTTGGGTGACTGAATGTGTAGATTCAATTCTGAACTACCACGATGATTACAACAACAGTGATCACTACGAACGTCGTAAGGATTATGATAATTACATGTTGGTTAATGGCGAATTCGATCACAAGCAATTCGAATATCTGACTGACATGTACGGATTAACAGCGCCAGCTCGATTGGTCAATTATCCATTGATTTATCCGAAGTTAGATGGTCTTGCTGGCGAATTGATTTCTCAACCATTACGGTTTTCAGTAGCAGTAACTAATCGTGATGCTATTCGTCGAAAAACAGACAAGCGAATTTCAGTAGCAGCTGAATCAATACTTCGTCCAATTCGTCGTGAGGTTGAGCAAGCACTTGGTCAGCAACTGAAGGATGAGGAAGTTGGAATGGAGGTTCCTCAAAGTGTAGAGGAATTCATGAAGATGAAATTCCGTGATCCAATTGAAGACATGGTTCATATTGGACTTACTGATCTTATTCGTAAGTACGATCTGGAGCACACCTTCAAGACTGGATTTTATGATATGGGAATCACCGCGAAGGAGTTCTACCAAGTTGTTGTTCGAAATGGAGATCCGGTTGCTGAGCGCGTTGATCCGCGAGATATGATCTATGATCGGGAACGTAATCAAGAAACATTAGAGCATGCACAGTATGCAGGTCGTGATGGTTACTACACAGTTCCGGAAATTATAGATCGCGCGATTCATTGGAATTTGTCAAAAGAAGATATCGAGTACGTTGAAAAAATTGCTCAACAAGAATCTGACTGGTTCCAGGATTACAATAGATATTATCGTGATTACACTCATGAGGATCGACGTGCATTAAAGATTCGTGTTGCAACAATGCAATGGAAATCTATTCGCATGATGCGATATAAGGTAAGTCCAAACAAGTTCGATCCTACTACTCCATTTTACAAAATGGTTAAGGACGACTATCAGCCAAAGAAAGGTGAGCAAATCAAGGAGTTTCCAATCAATGACGTATGGACTGCTACTAAGATCGGACATGATCGTATTGTTGGTTGGGGTCGTCGTCCAAACCAAATTCGTCACGAAGACAACTACGCTAATACTCAACTGGACTTTTTTGGTGTAATCAAAAACAACATCAACAACAAAACGATTTCCATTGTCGATTCGTTGAAAAACTTGCAGTTGCTTTATAATATCGTGATGTATCACATGGAATTATCTCTTGCTCGCGCAGGCGGTAAAGCTGTTGTTTACGATCTCTCACAAAAACCAAAGAACATCTCGTTTGAAGATGTGATGTATAATGCGAAGAACAATGGTTTGATCCTCATTAATAGCAAACAAGAGGGAATGCAGGGTTCTACTTTTAATCAGTTCAATCAGGTAGATCTTACGATGTCCAATCTGGTACCGCAATTGGTCAACATGAAGATTATGATCGAAGAAACAGCTGAACGGTTGACTGGCGTAACGGATTCTCGTATGGGAATCAATAAGAGTAGCGATGCTGTTGGTGTTAATGAACGCAGTATTATGCAATCTACACTTGTTACCCAACCGTTGTTCCAGCTACATTACAAAGTTGTCAATCAGGTATTGGAGTGTATGGCCAATAAGATTGGAATGCTTTGGGCAGGACAAGAGCGTGTTGCACATATTTATGGTGACATCGGGATGGAGTATTTCAAGATTGCTGGTGATATGATAGCTCTTGATCAATACGGTATTCATATTGAAAATTACGCTCGTGAAGCTCAGGACAAACAGGCAATGATGATCTTGCTGGAACGTTATGCCTCATCAGGTAATATCGATCCTCTTACTGCAATGAAAGCTGTACGAAAAGATACCGCAAGTGAAATAGAGCGAACAATGGAAGTAGCGCTTGAGGGAATGCAAGCACAACAAAATGAAATTCAGGAACGCGAAGTTGCTGCACTGGAGCAGAAAAATCAAATTGATGCTACAAAAGCTCAAGCTCCTGTTGAAGCCGCTCGTATTCGTGCCGAGGCAGATGTTGAGGTAGCAACCATTCAAGCTGGATCTAAAGAAACACAGCAAGAACGTCAGATTGAACAAGAGCAAGACATGAGTACATTCAATCGTAACAAAGAACTCGATATGGAAGCATTCCGTCAATCTGAACAAGAAGAATCAAATGCAATCATGACTCCTGCTGGTGGAGGTTCTGCCACAAAAGAGTCCAATAATAATTCAACGCAAACTGATACGTAATGAGCACAGAGAACCCACCAAAAGACGAACCTACGTTCGATCCCAACAAATTCATGGATACACCTCCGGGTGAAGCATTAACTGACACACCTCCGAGTGACACTCCACCCGCTGATACTCCACCAAGTGATACCCCGCCGGCAGATGGTGATGATGTTTTTACTTGGGATTCAGATGAAACTCCACCATCAGAGGAACCGCCCACAGATACTCCTCCAGCTGACGGTGATGATACTCCACCAGCGGACACTCCACCTAAAGATGAAACACCTCCAGCAGACAATACACCGCCTGCTGAAACACCTCCACAGGATACTCCTCCGACCGAGCCTAATTTGGATTTGGATACGGAGATCGCTAATATTGCAAAAGAAGTTGGCCTGGAAGATGTCAAAGACAAGGACCAACTTAGTTCTACGCTGACTGCACTACTCAAAGAGAATCAGCAGTTAAAGCAGCAACAACAGGGACAGGTACAGACTGACCGCACAAAGACTCTTGAGGGATACCTCGGTTTGTCGGATGAAGATCTTCTTCGTAAGGACTTCGAAGCAAAAGGGCTTAGTGGTGATGATCTTGATGCCGCCATGAACGACCTCGAAAGTAGAGGTGTTTTAAAAGCGCAAGCAACGCTTGCTCGTAAGAACATCAACGCTGCAATCGAAGGCGAGAAGGCAAGACACCTGAAAGCTGCTGAGCAACAATCCCAAGAGCAAGAACAAGCCATTGAGCAAAACCGCGAAGAATTTCGTAAACACATTGATGGTGTTGACGAGATGTTTGGTTTCAAAATCGGTAAAGACGAGAACGCTACGAAAAAAATGCGCGACAGTCAGTTCGATTATGTGACTAGTGGTAAGTTCATGGAGGAGATCACATCGTCTAATGAGGCGTTGTTGGAAGCATCGTGGTTATATCGCCATCGTGCAAACCTAGTTAAAGCGTTTGAAAATCGTGGACTTCAAAGG